TGGGGGATCCACCACCAAGCTGTTGCAATCATTAGCAAAAGCACTAAGACAATGGCGCCAAGTGCTGTGTAGTCGTCAAGGCTTTTCATGGTAGTCAGTCGGTGAGCTGTTCCAGGGCGCGGCGGATTGTGTTGGAGCATTGTTGCCATTCAGATTTATTTAGCCCTTGATCTGCTTCGCTCAAAGCAGTCAGCGCCAACTCCTTCAAGCTCGGCGGCTTGGGGCGGCGATGCTTGCGAAGATCATCTGCGCTCCATGGCGGCAACTTAGGTAACCACTTACAACACGCCTCCAGCTCCTGGTCGGCGCCCCAGCGGGCGGCTTTGGTGGCCACGATTTGATACCACCGAGGAGAAGTTTTAATCTCATCGCCATCTTCATGGCACCACTGCTCCACCAGCTCAGGCGGTGGGGTGATCGGGTGCGCGGCGGGGGAAGGGTCCCTTTTCGTGGCATCAGTGTTGCTGACGGTCATTGATAGGGCGAGGGGATGGGTTCTGCTTGGTATCCGCTTGGTGTGAACGGGTTTTGTTTGATGCGTACTGCTGGGTTGGCATTGCGATCATTGATGACACAGCCGACATACGGGCTGTCATCAGGGGTGATCTCGATGCCGTAGTTGTAGCCGCAGACGGGGCCGGCTAGCTGTGCCAGGAGGATGAAGGAGAGCATGATCAATTCTCCAGTGCTGCAACGCAGGAAGCCAGGGCATCAGTGTGGATGTGGAGGTAGCGCTGAACAGAAGCCAGGCTTGACCATCCACCGAAGGAACAGATCAGGTGCAGCGGGATGCCAGAGCTAGCCAGCTTGCTGGCACAGGTGTGCCTGGTGGTGTGGATACCGAGCGCCTCATCACTGCCCAGCCCAATCGCTTCCTTAGCTGCCTGCAGAAGCCGGCGGTATTGGGCGTAGGTGTAGCCCCACACCCGATGGCCACCAACAGCAGGGACATGGCCTTCCAGGGCCTGCTGTGCACGTTTGGTGAGCGGTACAGAGCGGACACGGTTGGCCTTGGTTTTACTGAAGGTGACGCGAGCTTTGCCAAGGTCAACGTCCTCACCTCGCAGTGCTTCTGCTTCGCCCCAGCGGGCAGCGGTCTCAAGCAGGAAGACCAGCAGATCAGCAGCTGCTGGATGACCAGCCTGCTTGAACCAGCTGCAGATCAGCTGCACCTCCTGGTCAGAGAACACCCTGTCCTTGGTGTTCTGCAGCTTGAGCTGTTGCGGCAGGCGTGGGACGGAGGTGATGTGCCCGCGGAGGTAGGCATCAGAGAACATGGCCCGCAGCGCTGACACCTTCTTGTTGACGGTGGCAGGGCGGTTACCAGCAGCCAGCAGCTTGCGGCGCCAGAGGTCTACATCACCTGCTGTGAGCTCTGATAGCAGGGTGTGAGGACCGAAGTGATCAACTGCTGCCTGGCTGTAGATGGCAGCTGTCCGCTCGCCACTGGTGTCCCTCCAGCGGACATCGAGCGAGAGCTTGCGGGCATCAGAGAGGGAGAACAGGGACTGAGCAGGAACAGAGCTGGCGTCCTTGGCCAACAGCAGCTCAAGCAGCTCACGTTTACGGGCTAGGGCTTCTGATTTGGTCTTGCACAGACCGGTCTTGCGGACGCCATTGATGGAGACATCAGCAAGCCAGCCCGTTGGTGTACGGCGGACAGATCCAGTCATGGTGGTGGTGGTGGTTCATAGCTCCAGCAGCTGGCGTTTGACGGCCTGTCCTCTGGAGGTGAGCAGTGCCAGGAACCTGCGGCCTTCCTCAGGGTCCTGGGCAGTGGTGACAAGGCCAAAACCGGGATGGCCCTTGCGGTTGGTCTCCCCAAGGGCATGGACGGTGCGGCTGACTGCTGAATTGGACAGGCTCAGCTGGTCTTCGATGTGTTTGAGGGTGCAGGGTCCATCCCTTGCAATGACAAGGAAGACCTGGATGAAGTGGCTGGGCAGGTGGGTTGGATCAAGGACAGCAAACAGTCCCAGAGCACGGCCCAGTACACGCAGATCCATGGTCCATACCGGTGGTGGTTCCTAGGACTGTGGCACAGGTGAGCGGTCAGTGGAAAGCCAGATTTGCCAGGCGCCCAATACACGCTGAAGTGTTGCCATGACTTGGATCCTGGCAAATCAACAGAAAGCACCAGAGCAATTGTCTGGCGCCGTTCTTGTCGCACCTGGATGGGTTGACTCCTAGGCATCTCCCATTCCTCCTTGGGGTGATAACTGGTCTACAGCAACGCTGGATTGCTCAGAAAACGCAGATTTGCCAGGCGTCGGCTGTAAGCCAAAGAACGCAGTGACAAGGGCTTGGCCCTGATCACTGAGCCTGAGCTGTTGGCCGCGGCGATGTGGATGTGGTCTGACTTCTACAAGAGAGAAGGGTGACTCGATCCACTTGCCATGGGCATAGCGAGCCCTGCCACGTAGCAAAGCCACCAACCTTGCGGTGGTGGCTCCTGGCAGCTGTTGGCCCTCACCATCAGTCATGGCCTGTTGGAGGTCAGAGACGTGATCGACACCGCTTGCAATCAGTAGGAAGGCTTCGGCAGCGTTAACGGGGATACCCCTGCCAGTGGTTCTGAGATGGGCAAGGAAGGTGGCCATGGTGGCCAGTTGGGACGGTGTGGTCATGAGGTGGCTTTAACGGTGCTGCCAGCTGGGAAACGCTTGAGCTGTTGTTTGGCTGCCTGTTGGGTGCGGTAGGTGCGCAGTGGTTGGCCATCAGGGCCGACCACCTCCCAGTAGGTGCGGGCAGGTGGTGGCGTGAAAGCGAGGCGATCAAATTCAGTCATGGTCTTGTAGGTGGTGGTGAACAGCTTGTTGAAAGCTGCAGGCAGCCCACCAGCGAACTGGTGAGCTACGGGCAGCTATCAGACAGACCAGCTGCAGTGGATGGCACCGTCATCACCGGGATAGGCACCGATTTCACCCTGTGCCCTAGCGAGCTGATTCATCACACCGGCTGCCCGGTGCTCACGGGTGCCAGGACGCCAGCCATCGGTAAAGGAGACGCCATGACCATCCCGCACCAAGGCGTAGACGTGCTCAAGGCGGGTATGGCCTGCAATGTCCTCAGGGGTGTGGTACTTGAGCCCATTGCTGATCAGAACATCATCGAGCTGTTCACGCCAAGCCCAGAACTGCTGATTCAGCTGGGCAATAGCTGTTGAATCGACATCAGAGAGCCCGTAGTGACGGTCCAAGCAGTCACCGTCCTGGTCAGGGTCAGTAGTGGCCCAGAGGATGGTCTCCCAGAGGTTCTGGTCGGTGGTGGTGGTGGTGAAGATCATTGGTCTTTTGGTGGTGGTGGACAGCTTGTTGAAAGCTGCAGAGAGCCCCGTAGGGCTCTGGGCAGTCATCAATCCAGAACGCGATCAGAAACAGCTGCGTTGGTGCTGCCGATCAGAACAGGGTTCCCATTGATCTCATGGAGGACCTTGAGGCCTTGAGTCCAGACCTTGCAGGGTTGGTATTTGCGAGGGCTGATCTTGAGAAAAGGTCCGAGGGCATAGCTGCGACCAGGGCCAGCAGGGAAGAGGAACAGCTCACCGATGGACAGGTGCTTAAAGCGCAGTTGCTGGGTGTGGTGGTAGGTGGTGGTCATGGCTCTAGGTGGTGGTGATTGAAAAAAACGCGTAGCGGGCTGTTGGACGGTGTGGCGGGGCTCTAGGAGATCAAGGCAAGACAGGGGCTGTTCGGCTGTTCCCTGTCTTCCTGCCATCAGTGCCCGGTAAAGGCCCCTGTTGCTTTGGTCTGCACCGGTGACACCAAGAAGGAAGAGGAAGCCCCTTCCTGGGCCTGGTAGACCCCGATGGTGATCAAGACAAACCCCAAACCCAAACCGAACAGAAAACCAGAACGGAAGAACCCCATCAGCCCACCTCCTTTGCTGCCTGCAGCCAGCTGCGCAGCTCGCTTGCTGACACGTTGATCCGCGGTGCTTGGTTCGCCAGCCCCTGCAGCTCTGCTGGCACAGCTGCACAGCCCTTGTAGCCCTCCTCCCAGGCACCAGTGATCAGCGAGCCTGCAAACCCAACAAATGCCCTGCGGGGATTCCCGTTCCTGTCGTTAGGGGCACACAGATGAAGAACAGTCGTGGTGGTGGTCATGGTCTTTAGGTGGTGGTGGTGTCGGCGAGGTGTTCCTCACCTGTGCACCGTCATAGCACCTGCTTGTCACTGGTGGCAAGCAATGAGCTGGAAGAGGCGGATTTCTGAATTGCCAGCCCTGTCCTGCGTATCTGTCTTTGGACAGCCAATCACCAGCCCCCACGCCCCAGTCACCTCAGCCCAACCTCAGCCACACCCAGCAGCTCACACCCCACCAGCCAACCGTCAGCGCTTGCTCAATCCGCTAACAACCCAGCCCCCACCTGCCCCAGCTCGCCCTCACTGCGCCCTAGGTGCTTGCCCCAAGCCTTCACCCTGCCGCCACCACCCCGCACCTTGCCCTCACCCTGCTAGCCCCCAGCCAGCCACACCAGAACGCAAGGGGGCAGCGGGGGGTCTGCGCGTCAGCGCTACTGAGGGACTCCACCACATCACACAACCCAAAATCAGGGCCATTACTGCCACCTGTTCTCAATAAGGGCAGACCCCCTGGGGCAGGAAAGCCGTCAATGATCGAGGGGTTATAGAGGTAAGAACAAAGAGAGATCTAGGGATGGTGAGGCGGGTACTGGGGTGGAGGTAGGTGCTTTTTCACGTTAGGGTGAATAAGTGACTATGACTTCCCTTGGTATGACAGGGCCGCGTAAAATGGACTCACTAGAACCCAGGTGGGTGGTCTACCGAGTGCAGGACAGCCAGCAGCCATGGTTCCGCGGGGTGAGCAGTTTGCTGGCTCACAACCCGATGGGGGTGAAGCTGCTGCCTCGGGACTTTGCGGTGTTCGTGGCTGTGCTGGATCGGATCAACTGGCGAGCAGCGCCACGGTGTGAGTACACCCTGGCTGCCCTGGCAGAGGAGATCGCCATGGATCCCAAGTCAGTGATCAAGTCGGTTGGTCGCTTGAAGCGCAGCCATGTCCTTGCCACTGGTGTGGACCACTGCTCGGGCAAGCGGTACATCCTGGTCAATCCCACCTACGCCTATTCCGGTGACCCCCGTCGGCGGTATGTCGCTGAACAGGAGTGGGTTGCTCTCTGGAAGGAGGACCACCCTGGCGAGGAGATCCTTGAAGCCGAAGAGCTGCAGGAACGGATCGAAGCCACCAACCGCAGTGTTGACGCCCGCAATCGGAACCAACTAGCTTTGGCTCAAGCGCCTGCATGAACGGATAGCCCAATCTGCAGAAGTGGTCCGACTGCAGGCGTCAAGAGATCCAACCCTTCGGTGGCCCCGGGGCAAAACGGATCTCTGCTGCCTTCCTGACCTACCCTGCACCTAGCAGCGCTGGGGTGGTTCCCGGCTGCGATCACCATGGTTCTCCATGGTGGTGGTGGCAAAGCCCCTGCTACTTCGGTGGTGGGGGCTTTGTTTTGACCGTCTCTGGCAGGCAGACTGTCTGCATTGCACCAGTGACCTGATGTACCTCACCAATGTCCAACGGCTTGCGCTGGGCCTAGAAGGCACTCCTGATCCTTCTCAGGCAGTCGTTGCCGCAGCTGTCACCAAGACGGGCTACAAGGGCTACGTAGCCCCCGATTACAAGGCTGCAGCAGCTGCAGCAGCTGGTGGTGGTGCACCCCCTCCTCCCCCTGAGCCTGGTGCCACCACCGTGAAGGCTGCTCGTCGCTAAACCTTGCACCAGTGCAACAATGGTGTGACCCAGCGGGCGCCAACCCCTGGGTCATGACCAACCTGAGGAGACAGGCTGATGAATCAATTATCGCTGGTGCCCGCCTGCGACAAGCACGGCTGCGAAAAGGTGTGGTACCTCAACCAAAAGACCAGCAAGGGCCAGTGGGTCTGCCGTGGCTGCAACAAGGAGAACAGCCGCAAGTGGAGGCAGGGCAAGTCAAAGCGAGCAGAGTTGCAACAGCAGACCCCTGTCTGCCTTTGCACCCGTTGCGGGGTTGAGTGCCCTGGCAGCTGGCACGCCAAAAGGACCTGTGAGGCCTGCCAGCGCGAGCTGGGTCGGCTTCGGAACGTGGCGTACCGGGCAAGCCAGCCTCCGGCAAGGCGCGCTTACTACGAGCGCAATAGAGATAAGGCCCTGCAGCAAGCGCGGCTGTCAGCTCTCAGGGACCCTGAGCGGATAAGGGCCAATCAGCGTCGATGGCGAGAGCGCAACCCCGGAGTGTCCAACGCCATCAGAGCGGCCAGGATGGGCAGGGGCAATTGTGTGATCAGCCTGGACGCCATTGACAAGGCGATCATCAAGGCCATGTACGACAAGCGCGACAGAACCGGTCTTGGTGGCGGCCTAGGCCCTGGGCACTACAACGTCGATCACGTCCAGCCGCTCAGCCTGGGTGGCGTCCATGCCCCGTGGAACTTGCAGATTCTCACCTGGGAGGAGAACTCGTCCAAGAAGAACAAGCGGCCCACCTTGCGAGAGGTAATGAAGGCAGAGCGCCGGTATCGTTTGCTGAGACGAGTATTTGAACGTGAATTGGGAACCGCTGCATCCTGAACTGGAGCCGCTGTCACATTTTGCGGCGTATATTTTAAGAGAGTTAAATCTTGCGAGTGACCCAACTAAGCAGCAGCTGGGCATTCTTGAATATCTAGAGCACGGCCCTGACCGGCAGATCATTACGGCGTACAGGGGGTGCGGCAAGAGCTGGCTTACCAGCATCTACGCCCTCTGGCGGCTGAGGAGGGACCCGTTCCGGGAGAAGGTGCTGCTGGTTGGCGCGACCGCTGATAAAGCGGTGGAGATTTCCACTTTCATGCTGCGCCTTGTGCGGGACATCGACATCCTGCAGTCCTTGCAGCCGCTCTCGGATGGCCGCGGCTCAGTCAACGCCTGGGATGTCGGCCCTTCTATTGTTGATCAAAGCCCTTCAGTTAGAGCGGTTGGCATACTTTCTCCTTCGCTAACTGGTAAGCGTTGTACATGCGCTATTGCTGACGATATTGAGACGCTTTCTAACTCAATAACTCCACTTAAGCAAGAAAGATTAGCGCAAGCTATAACGGAATTAGAAGCAATTAGAAAACCTGAAGTAGAGGGAGAATTGCCAAGACGTACTATTTTTCTTGGCACACCTCACCTTGAGTCCTCTCTCTATCTGCGGATGCGCAGAGAAAGGAATTACGCGCAGAGGTTCTGGCCAGCTCGCTACCCCAACCCCAAGGTTGACGATGAATGGGATGCGTATGAAGGCTGCCTTGCCCCCTTGATTGCCGCCGAGGTGGAAGAGGACCTGAGCATTGCAGGCCAGCCCACAGACCCTGAGCGCTTCGGGCACGACGAGTTGATGAGGCGCGAGCTTTCCATGACCCGCGCGTCAGTGCAGCTTCAGTTCCAGCTGTCGTGCCGCCTCTCCACCCTGGACCGCTACCCCATCCGGTTGGGGGATTTGATCTGCATGGACCTGGACGGCAAGGCCCTGCCAGAGATCGTCAGCTGGGCCTCAGGGCCCGATCAACGCATCCAGGACCTGATCTGTGTCGGCCTCGGCGCAGATCGGTTCTACAACCGCCCAATCCTCACTCAGGGCTGGATCCCGCAGTCCGAGGCCTGGCAGTGCGTCATGTCGGTTGACCCGTCAGGTCGCGGTAAGGACGAGATGGCCTACGCCGTGCTGGCCACCCTGAACGGTAATTACTTCCTGCTGGACAGCGGCGGCACCACCCAGGGCTACTCGGAGGAGGTCCTGAAAATGCTGGCGGAGAAGGCCAAGCGCTGGAACGTGACGCAGGTTGTCATCGAGGCGAACTTCGGGGATGGGATGGCGACCGCCCTCTTGACCCCGGTGATGAACCGCATCCATCCCTGTGGCATCGAGGAGGTGCGGGTGTCGATGCAGAAGGAGCGCCGCATCGTGGACACCCTGGCTCCAGTGGTGCAGCAACACCGTTTGGTGGTCAGTAGTGAGCTGATCCGCAAGGACTACCGCGATGCTGAGCGGGACCAGGACAGTGGCCACCAGCGGTCACTCCTGTTTCAGATGAGTCGCATCACGACTGAGCGGGGTGCGTTGACCTTCGATGACCGTATTGATGCGCTGTCCCTGGCGGTCCAGTTCTTCACTGATGCGGCAGCCCAGGACCAGCGCAAACAACAAGCCGCCCGTCAACAGGACCTCATGGACTGGTCGGTGCAAGCCTTCATGGATGAATCAGGGTCCAGTGTCGATGCACTGGCCCTTGGCTTCAAGCCTGGTGGGCCTCGTCGGAGCTATGGCGGGGTGAAGCGTCCGGTAGTTGGCGCAAGGGGATGACCTTCTCCTTGAGGCTGGAGAAGTTGAGCTTGGCTGCCATCTTGCTTTTCATCTGCTCAGTGTTGATCTCAGCCAAGTTGGCGGTGATCTGATTCTGTTTGAGCAGCTGCATCGCCACGCGCAGGTCATCGTTATTGATGTCTTCGCCTGACTCGATGCGGCTACGGACCGTGCGAACAACAGAAGCGTGGAGTTCCTCTAGCTCCTGGGCGAGGTCAGCCATGGGTGCACTGGTGCATGGTTTGTTTCAGTATGGCTTCAGTGCCCGTCCTGCAATAGCCGCATGAGCTTCCCCTTCCCGCTTAACCCAGTTGATGGGCAGGTGGTCACCCAGGCCCAGCCCGATGGCTCGGTGTTGACGGCCACCTACAACCAGGCCAAGAACGAGTGGGTGGTTGACCGGCAGCTGCCACCGCCCACCACGATTACGGGCACTCCGCCGATCAATGTCACCGCCAGTGCTGATGGGCAGGTGATCACCTGGGACAGGACGCTTGGCACCTGGGTGGCCAAGGCACCTGCGGCCAGTGGTTCTGGCCAGACCTTCGCCAAGGGAACGCTCGCCTCACCGGACACCCCAAAGTATTTCGATCCGAACAAGCCCAACCTGCCGCTTTCGGTTGGGGCCCTGCAAAGCACCCTGGAGAACCTGCACAAGGAACTCAAGGCATGGGATGGCACGGCCTGGGCCAGCGTCTACTCAGAAGATCTGGTCAAGCAGTGGATCGCCGCCGGTTCGCTTTTCAGGTCAACACTGGTTGAAGCAGGGATCTCTGCCCTGCCAGCTCCCGCCAACATCAACCGTGGGTACTACTGGACCTGGGCCGGCACTTCTGGCTACATCGTTCTTGCCGGTGACACCCCGTTAGCGCCTTCGCTTGTTGGGGACGTTCTGAACCCCGGTGACTGGCTGCAAAGTGACGGCACCAAGTACGTCCACGTCGCGGGTGACCTGCTCTCCAAGCAACGCTGGGTGAGCCTTGGCAGCTTCCTTCCCTGGTCGGACACCAGCTGGGAAGCAGGCAGCGTGGTCAGCTACAAGCAGGCCTTCTTCCGTAGCACCACCAATGTCGTTGCTGGTGATGCCCCTCCTGGCGATGGATCAGGTGGCAACAAGTGGTTGGACATCACCCCGCACCCTGAGATCAAGCTGGAGGAGTTGTCTGACTGCCTCAACCTGGGTGCGGCCACCGACATGCAGG